CTACTTTTGACATATATTATTACCTTATTATCTTATAGTGCTGTAAGAACAATTACAGTTTCAGTAGAGTCGTCTTGCACTTCCCATGTGTATCTATTGTTATTATAATCAGTAGCTCTACGTGCTGTAATTTTTTTCAAAGGAATTCTACTTCCTGTTCCGTCAGTACCAAATAAAACCATTTCACCTAAGGCTATATTTGCAGTTGTTTTATTTACTAGACGGCAAACAGTTTGTGAGTTTGCATCTCCAGCTTTATTTCTTAAAATAAATTTGTTTGAACCTTTTTGTGAAACAATAAATGCATCATCAACACGACCAGTTGTATTTAGGTTTGCTTCTGCACGAATATTTTCTTGAGTTTCTGTACCTGCTGCACGTTGGTCTGCTGTTGCAAGGCTACCGAAGTATCTTTTATTGAGTGGGCGTCCCATGTTATATCTCCTTTTGTTTTAACATTGCCGTTCTAGGGTCTACGCGGTAGGATCCGCATAAGTCCTCGTTATAGAGGTTCGCTCTTTAACACAAGTATTTATCACAAAAGGAAAAAGCCCGACACAGTTAAGCATCGGGCTTTATAATAAAAGTGGGTGAAGGACTTGGGTTTACCTCCAACTAAACGTCTAGATACCTTTCATCTGTTACGTCTAGCACCTTGCTCTGTCTAGTATGACAGTGAGCGCACTGCTTGTCTCCAAACTCTACGCCGGGCACTACCCCTAACAAGTGCGCTTATCCTCTCTAGAAACAGGATTATTAGCGCCAACCCTTGTAACAACGTCTTGCTACAGTATTAATAATAACATCACTGCAACAAAAGTCAACCACTTTTTTGCATTTTTTCTAAGAAAAAATTAACTTTTTTTTGATGATGCTGTTTGATGAGTTTTTGAAAGCACCAAAAAGTGAATCTATCCATAACACTTCTCCTCGTTAAAGGTTAAAGTGCGTTCCTTCGCTTTATGCTACTTCCGTCCCGTAGGATGAACGTAAAAATATTTAGTCAAAAAAATAGGCCCCGGCGGGGCCTATTTTAATAGTTATCAACTAATCTTAGCTGAAGCTTACATTACCGTTTGTAATGCCAACTAGTGCTAAGTAGTCAGCTGCGTTACCTAGTGATGACGCAGTGTTGCTTAGTTCGACATATCCGTAGCGTGTCATGAATGAAACGACTGGCTCGAATGTGCCTGGATCTAGTACAACACCTGAGCTCATTAGCGGGATGTATGGGCAGTAGAATGCCGCTGCATCTGATTCGCTTGAGCCTTTGTAACCAACTAGTACGCCTGCACTATCTGCTGCATATGTGTTTACATATACTTTCATAGCGTTGTTTAGTGTACCAACCATTTTGGTGTTTGTTGGTGCTTCAAAAGTACCTTCAGTTGTACGAGCAAACGCTGAAGTTGTTGCTGACTGTAGGATTGTTAGCGCAAATGGGCTAACAACTGCCCAGTTACCAGCACCACGGCGTGTACGCTGTGCAATCAAGTTTGCTGCACGGTTGATTTGAACTGCAAGTGCTGCATGCTCGTCACCAACGAATGTAGCTGTACCTGAAACTGCTGCTTGATCGTATGTTTCAACTGCTGATCCAGCTAGAGTTGTTAGAGATGAAATAATCTCTTGGTCGATTTCAGCAGTAATCTCTTGTGCTAGAGCAGCCATGATTTCTGCTTCAACGTCGATGCCGTGCTGTGACTGTGCGTCTTGAGCAGCCTCGAAAGTCCAGCGAGCTGATAGCTTACGAGTTTTAGCTTCGACTGTTTGCTTCAAGATCTGAATGCTTAGTCTGTTACCAGCTGAGCCTTCTAATGAAGCTGTTGGTGCTGGTGCATTTGTACCGTCACCTGAGTAGCTTTCAGCAATCTTGAATGGTGAAAGTGCTTCTTCACCTGCTACTGCACCGCTGGCACCTGAGCCAACTGTGTCTGAGTAGCGTACTCTTAGTGTGTGGATTTGACCCACAGGACCGGTCATCGGCTGTACACCAACTAGTTCATTTGCAATCACTGTTGGCATTACACGTCTGATAACTGGTAGGATAACACGGTTAAGTGTTGCGACATTACCGGCAGAAGTAGCGCCTGCTGTTGCTGTCTCAGCCAAATACTTGCGAGTATTTTCAAGAGTAGCAGCCATTACAGATTTCTTTGTGCCTTGAAGGCCTTCAAGAAGTGCTGTCTTCGTATCCTGCCAGCGACTTTCTAGTAGTTCTGACATTTGATTCTCCTTAATTTAAACCAGCAAGACGACGGATGTCATAAACATTGTCATCTGCTTTACTACTAACGTTAGATTGTGACATTTCGTCACGGTTGCCTGTTACTTCTTTGCCTTCTGTAAGTGTTGCCTTCTTTGCCGGTGTCTTACCGTCGATAACGGCCGGTAGATACTTATCAAACGCAGAACGTAGTCTGTTTGTTTGAACCGATTCAAGTAAATCAATCATTATGTCCTTTTGTCCTTTGCTTAAAGGAGCAATAAGGTCATTGATAGTATTTTGACGCTCAGTAATTGCTTTCATTTTATTAATTTCAGCTTCTTTACTTTCTGCCAATTGTTTTATCTTAGCCGCTTTTGCTTCTGCTTCTGCTAGTTGTTTGTTCTTAAGATCAACAACTTTTAGAAGTTTTGCAGATTCTGATTTTTCATTTAAGTGGCTAGTTGCGTATTCGTTAGCGAATGCTTCGAATAGTTTACGACCAAAGTCGTTTCTACGTGCTTCTTCAATATCTTCTTTAAGTTGACTAATTTCTCTTTTAAGATTTTTGCCAACAAGATCAGATACTTTTTCTGCACTAGACTCTACAAAAGTTTTCTTAATTTCAGCAAATTTTGTTTTTGCTTCTTTAACTAATTTTACTTTTGTTTCAGCAAGGTCTTTCTTGTCCTCGTGGAACTCAGCAATTTCTTTTGCAAGTGCATCAACAACAAAACTTTCAAGCATTTCAAACTTTCCAGCTATTGCTTTTTGATCTTCATGAAGTTCGGAAATTTCTTTGCCAAGCGTGTCTGTAACAAAACGCTGCATTAACTTTGCGTTTTCACGCATTTTCATAGTATAATGTGCTTTTGCTTCCGCCAATTGTTTACGATCTTCTGCAAACTCTGCAATTTCTTCAGCTAAACGCTCTGAAATCATTGCATCGATCGCTTCAACCATTACTGACTTATCATGCTCGTATTTTTTAGCAAATTCTTCTCTGAGTTCAGCAGTCGCTGCCTGCTTGTTCTCTTTGATTTTTTTATTCCAAGCTTCTTCAATTTCATGACGCACGTCTTCAGAAACTACATCGTTTTCGAAAAGTGTTTTTAGTGCATCTATCATTGCGTTCTCCTTGTTATTGGAGTCTGTTGATGATGTTCATCAACGATTCCTTTAGATACTTTTGTGCCTTAGTGTCATGTTTTGTTGCCTGTGCTAGTTCATATGCCTTGTATCCTCCACGAGCATTCATTAAGTGTTCATAAATTGGTGTAGGATATGCACCAGGAGCGCTTGGCTGTGCCACAACGTCCACGGTGATTATTTCAAAATCAGAGACGGTATTGCTACCGTCTTCTGAAACATTTCCGCTACCTCTTGATGAAACGCCTAGTTTAACGCCGCTTTCTAGCATTGTTTTAACTAGTTGTCCCATCGGAGTAGGTAAAATTTTAAGTTTACCATAACCGTTTGCATCATCCATCCACATTTCTGTAATCATGTGTGATACACGGTCTAGGTTAATGTTAAGGCCTTCTGGATGATCTACTTCGCCGAGAACACTGTAACCTCCGCTAATTTGATCATTGAGAGTTTTGACAGCCCTGCCAATTTCATTTATAGGATACACACGCTGATTAGCATTGCGTACTCCGCCTTGTATACAAATACCCTTCATATACAAGTCTTTTCCTTCGTTGGCATTCTCAACCACAATTTTAGCTTGGTCGAATGTCAAATGCTCTCGTAAGTTTTTCATTCATACGTCCTTATTTTGCTCGAGATTTAACACCGTTAATTGGGCTATCTGCACCAGCTTTTTCTGGAGCTTTGCCTTTCTTTTCAGCACCGTGTCCCGGTTGGTTGCGCATGCTTGTTGCGCCTTTAGCGCCAGGAACATTTACGTTACCAGCGTTATCTTCTTTAGATGATGGATTTGCAAGACCGCCTGCTGTGCCGCCTGTGCCGCCATCACCACCTGCTGCGATATTTGCAGTTGTTCCGCCCATATCGTTTTTACCAGCTACTGGAGACTTAGTGTTTGCACCATTGTCGCCCATTTTAGCAGTTACTTTTTCAACATATTCACGCATTGTTTCTGCTTCAGACTTTGGATCACTTGATTTTTCGTCAACTTTTTCGTCAGTTTCTTCTGTAGCTTCCATTTCTTCGTCATCAGCACCATCGTCATCAGCACCTTCGTCGTCACCAGCGTCCATGTCCATATCCATGTCCATGTCATCGCCTTCGTCATCGCCGTCTTCGCCAGCCATCATTTTTTCAAATTCTGCTTTTAGCTCGTCTAGTGCGTCTTCTAGATCTTCAACACGGTCTTCCATGTCACCTTCGCCTTCGTCGCCCATGTCCATGTCCATGCCGTCGTCTGCGCCCATGTCACCCATCATATCGTCACCAGCGTCACCGCCCATTTCGATATCCATGTCCATTGGATCTGCTTCAACTTCAAATTCGTCTAGGTTAAAATCTTCGTCTAGATCGTCTTCATCAGAAGCTTCATCTACTTCTTCATCGTCTGACTCATCAACTTCTTCATCAGAAGCTTCATCTACTTCTTCGTCTTCTAGATCTGCTTCTAATAGTGATTCGTATATATCGCGTGATTTTTCCACTACGATTTCATGAAATAACTCTTCTGCGCCTTCTCTATCTTCGTTGATGAGACGCTCAAGCATTTCTTCAAATTTATTGCGATTTGCCATTACTTTTCTCCTATAAATGTTTTACCTATGGTAAGGCTGTCACTATTATTTAACAAATAGAAGAAAATATGCGTAGAAATAGGCCAAAAACGGCCCGTTTTTATACAGATAAACTATAAGTTATGGATTTTCTTAAACACATCCACAGTTATAGTATTAAAATTGACAAAATTATTTAGTTCTTCGGGCTTGTAATTATCAGGATGTATAACTCTAACATAGTTAATTTTTGGATGATCTTTTATTACAGACTTTGTTTGTCGTAACCAATTACCAAAAAAAGTAGCGCCGTCTATACTTTTTTTATAATTCATAGTGTCAGCATATAAGTTGTTAAAGCGTTTGCCTTGGTCTAAACCTCTATAATCAAAACCTAAAATATATATAGTATCATACCCATGTTGGCTTGCAAGCCACAATGCTGTTGGTCCACTGCTCCAACCTTTTGATGGACTAAAAAAATTAAATCCTTCCATCCTAGTATATGCTTTGTTTGGATTTGTCCAAACAGTATTCTTTTTTTGATAACCGGACTTGTTAATCTCTAAAATCATTTTTGTATCTACTGCTACAAGATAGTCGGGATTAAATGATCTATACAGAGCATTACAGCCATAAATAGGGCCAAATTTTTGTAGTTCGTTAACGTCAACTGGCTGTCTGCTTACACCGTTGCCTAACACAAAAGCAGTGTTACCTTTTACAGATATATGATTTTCTTCTTTAACAGAATTAGATATTATTTTTTGATTTTCTTTTTGGAACTGTGCAGCCTCTTTTTCAAGACGTCTGCGATCCCGAAGAATTTTCCATTCCTCTTTTGTAAGTTTAGACTTGTCAATTTTTGCCATTATACCCCGGCAGCGGCTGCTTGTGCTGCTATTCCATACATCTGTCTGATAAAGTCTAATTCTTTAGACTTCTCAACATTATGTAGCTCACTTGCTTTCCTTGCACGGTTAATTTGACGCAGTGTTAATCTTGTTTTACGTGTGTCGTCAAAGTTCAAGATACTATCATCATACGTAGGATCATAGCTGTTATCCTCAGTAGGCTCTAAAGTTTCTTTATCAAAATAAAATAATTCTCGTAGTATCATGTTAGTATTTATATCGTTTGCTCAGTTGGAGCGCCTGCTGGCGTACCTCCTAAGTCAGTACCTGTTGATGTTTCTGGCGGTGCAGTGTCGCCGCCAACTTCTGGTTCTTCATCGCCTGTTAGTAAATCTTCACCGCCATCTAAATCTGCACTAATGCCTGCACTACTAATACCTACACTGCGCATTTCTCCCGCAGGATCTGCTGCTGTCTGTCCCAACATTTCATCATTTTCTTCACGCCACAATCTTTCGTTTTCTGCAATCTCTTCTGCGGTTAATCCTAAGAACCGACTAAGAGCAAAACGATTTGAAATATAAGGTATAGCACTCATTTGGGTATATGTAGGTACACGACTGTTATCTAGTTCTGCTTGTCTGTAACTTGCAAAATTTTGTGGAGGCACAAACTTAAGGTCAAACATGTTAGTATCAATGTTTACACCTTTTTCAAGCAAGAAGCGTTTAAATTCTTGATTAAATTCTTCTACAATTAGGCCTTGCAATCTTTCACAGTAAGTATTAAATCTTAGTTCCTGTATGTATGCAGTACCAACTCGTCCGTCATTGTAGGATGTTGCTCCATCATCTGCACCTGTAGGAAGATAAGAGGAAGGAATTCGCAAGCCGCGTACGAGCTTATTAGTAAAGTAGCGTAAATCATCAATCTCTCCTAAGTTAGTTCCGCCAGGTAATGTTTCAACTTTTGATCCTCTACCCTCAGCAGTTTGTGGAAAGAAGTAGTCTTCGTTGATTGACAGAGGATTGTAAGAACTGTCTATAACATTTGTACCTCCGCCTGTCTGCGATGGGATACGTCTTTGATGTATTTCCGTTTTAACACGCTCCACAAACTGCATAGCAAGGTGTGATGGCATGTTGCCCACATCAACGTAGAATACTCTGCGCTCTGGCGCACGTTGGACACGATAGATAATAATCGCATCCTCAAGCAGTTCCTTCTGCTTGTAAACCTTAAAAATAGTTTCTAATAAACTGTTACCAAAAGGATAATTGTTGTCTAATCCTTCTGATAAACTTAAATGTACTACATGTTCTGCATCAATAGCAACTTCTGTTTCTTCTATACTAAATCTAGAACCAGATTGTTGAGGCGAATTGCCAACCATTCCTTGGCCACTTCCTCTAAAATATCCTGTGCTTCCTGGTGCTCCTGCACCTGTAATGTTTCCGTTTGTAATGTGTGGAGTTGTAGCAACCATTTCTTTAAAGTTTAAATTTACATCTTTTATAATGTATTGTTCTGGTTGTTTACCTTCGCTTTCATTTACAATAATACGAGTAACCTTTGCCGGATCAACATGAAACAACTTTTTTGTTTCTGGATCTCTTAAAAAGAATTCATCACCATATTTAAAAACATTTCTAAATATTCTAAACATTCTAGTTTCAAAATTATTAATTTTGCACCATTGTTTTAAATATTGACCAAGAATTTTTATTTCGCTATTTGTTGCATTTTTGTTGTATTGAAAATCAAAGCTGGTGTTGTTTTTTCCTTTTTGAGTGCAAAACTCAGCAAGTATATCTAGTGCAGCATTAACTTCAGAATCTAAATCCATAGTATTATACTGCCCATAACGTTCTACACGATTAGGAGAACCTACATATACATCTGGCAAATAAGAGGAATAATTAGTTCTAGCAGGTCCTGCATTTTGTGTATTTCTGTAACTCAAAGGAGAGTATGCTCCATTGGGATTATCACCTGTTGGTACTGGTGTGAAATATTTTTTCCAACTCATGCTCTACTCCGTACTCCGGCCATTAAATTGCCTGCTCCTCTAACAGCACTAATTTGATCTTTACCTATTCTAGTCTGTTGTGTATTTATTCTTACTAATTGTAACATCAATTGGTTAAGATTGTCAAGTAATTCTTCCATTCTTTGATTAGGTTTTAACATCGATTGACTTTGTTGTTGATTAGAATTATTTGTTGTATTGTTCATTTGTGCAAGCATATCATTGATCATAGGAGTTATTTCATTTCCAACTGATCCAAGATCAGATGAACTTATTTTTTTCATCATGTTAGGAATAGTTGCCATTAGATTTTTTGCAGCATCAGTCATGGGCATACCTGTCCCTGCTAATTGATTTGCAATATCATCTATAGGAAAGTTTGCAAATTGACTAAAAATTTCATTTGACAAAACATTTCCATCTAGTCCAGGAGCAAATAATTCTGGTCCTTCTTCGCCAATTGCGTAAAACTTTTTAGCATCAATTGGTCCACCATCTGCTCTAAATCCTCCAAAATTTTCTCTTAAAGCATCTCCAAGTTCCCCTAGATTACCTACTCGAGTTAATAATCCAGCGGAGGTTGTAATTGGTTCGAACAATTCTCTAAACTGATTTGTTTCTAATTGTGCTTTGTCTCCTGGGGTCATCGCTTGATCGATGATGCCTGCTGATGTGCCACCAATAACAGATGCTCCAGTTTGTATTCCGCCAAGTGCTGTTGAAACAGTATCTGCTAATCTTGTATTTGCACTTAGATTAGCACCAATTCTTTCCATTGCAGTTGCGGAAGCATTTGCTAATGCAATAGTAGTACGGTTTAGCTCTCTGCTAATAGTTTGACCGTCGGCATCTCCACTTGATCTAGCGTTTGCTTCTTCTACAGCTCTTGCCCTTCTTACTTCAGCTGCTTCTGATCTAGATATTATTCTAGCTCTTCTACCTTCTCTAGCAGCAGCTTCATTTTCTTCTCTTTGTAATTCTGATTGAAAACTTTCTACACTACGCTGAAAACTTTCTGTAGATGATAATAAATCAGCTTGGAATTGTCCTGCTGTTGAACCTGCTCCAGCCATTCTTGCTGCTGCAAGGTTAGTACTGCTAACAAATTCTCTTGAGGCATTACCTGAGGCTGTAGCTAATAGTTGTTGTATCCGTGCTCTTTTTTCTGCATCGCTCATTTGAGCAGACGTAGTATTAGCAATCATTCTAATTTGTCGGGCAGTAGCAGGGTTCATAGCTTCAAAGTTTTTAGTTAAATCACTTACTGGACCGCCTACTTGAAGTATGTCTTGATAAAATGCTTGTGCTGCTGGACCTAATTCGGATAATCCTGTCATAGACTGATTAAATGCTTCTTGAGCATTTGTGATACCTTGTGCTTCAAGTTGTCTTAAAGCAGCAATATTTTTACCATCTCTTTGAGCATCTAAAAGTGATTGTCTCTGTTCTTCTGCACTTTTGCCTGTTAAATCTGCTACAACTGCCATGTCTTTGGCCATTTGTAATGTTGCTTGTGCAACTTGCTGATCGCTCATGCCTTGGAGCATTCTTTGACGACCTAGTAACTCTGCATTATCTATAAGGGCAGCATTAGCCTCTTCTAATGTATAACCTAGGTTCATCATCCCTTCTATTGTTTGCCCATCTTCAAACATTGCTCTTGAAAGTTCTGTAAATCGTCTAGCACCTTGGTTTACACTGCTTCCTAATCCTGCTAATGCTTGTGCATTTCTTCCTACTAAGTTAGCAAATTGATCTAGAGGAAGCCTTGTTTGTGCGGCGCCTGCACGTAATGCACCTAAATCACCATTAAACCCGGCACCTACTTTAGATAAATTTTGAAATGTTGCATTGGTTTCTTCTAAAAACCCTACGCCAACTCCTGCTAATCCTGCTAAACCCTCTATAGAATCGCCTAAAAATCCAGGAAGCCTGCCGCCTAAACTTCCTATATCACCAAAAAGTTGGCCTACAGTTCCGCCACCTCTAGTTATAAAACCAGCAGCATCACCAAATGCTCCTGCTAATCCTTTAGCACCATCTGATGCTTGTTGCAAACCAAATCCGCCAGAATTTTGCCTACTCGGAGAAGGAGTAGAACTACCTCTATTAGCTGCTCGCAACAATTGTTGAAATTGTGCGTCTGTTAATTGTATAGGATCGCCGTCTGCCATTCAATATTCCAAATAATAAAGTGCGCATTTAATTTTTAATAAATACATGTACAAAGTATTTATCGGAAAAAATATATGAGCAGTTTTCTTCAAAGTCGTCAGCGACAACCAAAGTTATTTATTGACCTACCTAGCGGTGGAAAATATTATGACGATACAGTAATAAAAGATCAGCAATACACTCAGATACCAGTTTATGGTATGAATGCAATGGACGAAATAATGTTTAAAACTCCAGATGCATTGTTTACAGGAGAAGCAACTGTTAGGGTTGTACAAAGTTGTGTACCTGCAATACTTGATCCATGGAAAATAGTTGGTTTTGATATTGATTATATTTTAATTGCTATTCGTATTGCTACATATGGTGACGAATTACCTATACAGTCAAGTTGTCCGCATTGTAATGAAGAAAATGAAAGTGTGCTAAGTTTAACAAATATGTTAGATGGATATTCGCAGTATCAAACAGACTATCAATTTGAAATTGAAGATTACACATTTAATTTAAAACCCATTACATATAGGCAGTTAACAGATTTTGCAATGCAAAACTATCAATTTGAAAGAACTTTAGTACAAATTGCAGCAAACAAAGACTTAGATCCAAAGAAAAAAACAGATATGCAAAACGATGTTTACATTAAGTCTAACGAACTAAACATTAGATTAGCAATTAGTTATATTGCAAACGTTATGTCCAATGGAGAAGTCGAAGAAGACACACAGGAAATAACTGATTTTATTGTAAACAACGAAGCAGTATTTTACAATAGACTCAAAGAAGGAATTTTTGATCTTAGTGCAAGATGGAATGTTCCTAATATACAACTTAAATGTGCAGCAGAAGAGTGCGAAAAAGATTATGAAACAAAAATCGATATGGATTACGCAAATTTTTTCGGTTTAAAATTCTTACGCTCTCGGACTCTGATATAATTGAATATTCTAAACAACTTGACAATGACGTTAAACGCATCAAAGATCAACGCTATAGAATAGGTTGGTACATGCGAGGTAGTGTAACGTATGAAGATTTAATGTTTAATATAAGTCATGAAGACATCGAAATCTTTAACAACATAATCAAAGAAAATATCGAAATGACCGAAAAAGCTAGGATGCCCTTGCTTTAAGTTTTTCCTTGCCTTTGCGGAACATTTGCATAAGATCTTCGTCTGATTTGATTAATTCTTTTAGATTATCTTCTACATCTTGTTTTGTAATAGTTGCCTCACTAATAGATTCTTGTTCTACACCACTGTCTGCGCCGAGTGTAGTTGGGTCATCGCCCGGAATGATATTAAAGTGATCTTGAAATTCGTTTACTTCCATCATTAGATTTGCAAACATTGGTACACCTTGTGCGTTCTGTTCCGGAAATGCATACCTTATACCGTTAGTAACAACTTCTACTGCGCCTACTCTTTTTAGCGCCCATTCTAAACCTTCTGTGCCGTAAAAAGCAAGTAATCCCCCGCCTACAAGTGCTGCTAGCCAGCCAAGAAAGTTACTACCAAAAAGAAAAATAATTGCAGCACTTGCAGCAGCGCCTATTGCTCTGCCTCCTGCGTAACCTAAAACTCCAGCTGTAATTGTTTTAAGTGCCGCAGTGGCCATAAGTTCTGTTACTAACTCATACTGTTCTGTCATTTTAGGTGTAATTTGGAGATCATCGGGCTGCACACCTGCTGCAAGCTGACGGTCAATTTCTAAAGAAGCAACACGCAAATAATTATCCATTTGTTCTTCTGCTTCTAATATAGTTAATCCTGTAGATACTAATACGCCTATTGGTCCTACTTTGCTGCCAAGCCAGCCAGCTAAACCAGTTTTCATCCAAGCAGCAAGTTTACGTCCACCCGGTGATGGTACAGGATTTCTGTTTTGAGATGAAGGTCTTGTTCTAGTTTGGCCAACAAATCCAGGTCTATCTGAAGGATCTACGGTTATGTCATCGATACCTCTTCTTAAAGTTGGTTCGCGTCTACCGCCACTAGATGGTCTTGTTTCGCCCCTCAGTCTAGGTCTACCATCTCGATCTAAAACAGGTCTTCCGTTATCAAATTCCAATGGAGGTAAACCTTTTTGTCTACGAGCTCTATTAGTAAGTGTTTCCATTTCAGCTTCATTAGCAAATCTATTCATATTAGCACTGGAATTTCTTCCAGTGTCTGTTATTACCCATTTTGCACCTTTCCATTCCCAAACAACACCACTTCTTAAGGTCACAGTAT